GGTGCTGGTCAAATAGCCGAAAGAGTTATAGCAGAACTTGGACAAGTGTTTGAATCTAAAAGAATTATGAAATTAGCCGGTTTGGCATAAATTCTCGTAATTTAGCAGCCTTTGAGGTTGCATTGATAAATAAAAACGCATACAATAACACGTATGCGTTTTTTGTTTAACAGGTGTTAAACAATATAGGCAAAATATAGAGGCTAACAATAGGAGAAACATTATGGCATCTTTAGCAGAAATTCGCGCAAAATTAAAAGAACAAGAGTCTCGCTCAACAGGCGGCGAGCGTACAGGCGGAGATAATTCAATCTATCCGTTCTGGAACCTAAAAGAAAATACAGAATCCACAGTCCGTTTCCTTCCAGACGGTGACTCAAACAATACTTTTTTCTGGGTTGAAAGAGCAATGATTAAATTGCCATTTCCAGGAATTAAGGATTCAACAGATAATAAACCAGTAGTAGTAAATGTTCCTTGTATGGAAATGTATGGTGAAACCTGTCCAATACTTAGTGAAGTACGTGGGTGGTTTAAAGATCCTAGTCTAGAAGATATGGGTCGTAAATATTGGAAGAAACGTAGTTATATTTTCCAAGGATTTGTAGTAGAAGATGGACTAAAAGAAGAATCTAGACCGGAGAATCCAATCCGTAGATTTATTATTGGTCCTCAGATTTTCCAACTCATTCGTGGTGCATTGCTTGATCCAGAAATGGATGATCTTCCTACCGACACCGTTAATGGTGTTGATTTTAAATTAATCAAAACCAGCAAGGGTGGTTATGCAGATTATAGCACCAGTAAATGGAGCCGTCGTAGTCGCCCATTAGGAGATAATGAAAGTTCTGCGATTGAGAAATATAACTTGTTTAATCTTAAAGACTATCTTCCTAAGAAGCCAGGAAATGTTGAAGTACAGGTTATCAAGGAAATGTTCGAAGCATCAGTAGATGGTGAGCCTTTTGATATGGAACGTTGGGGACAATACTTCAAACCAGCTGGCATGAGTTCAGCAACTGGAGACCCTACTGCTCGTACTGCTAAAGTAGCAGCACCGGTAGAGGAAGATTATGACGACGAGCCAACTGTGACTAAGGCGTCGCCTGCTCCGCGAGCAGAAGAATCTAAACCTGCTAGCGCAGGTGGTAGTAAGGCAGAAGATATCCTTGCTATGATTCGTAATCGTAAGCAACAATAAATTACAGGCTAGGTTAACCCCTAGCCTTCTTCTCGGAGAACAGTAATGGCAAAAACAATAAAAATTAATGAAAACTTTTCTCTGAATTACAGTAGTCGTGAAGCAGACAGTGGAGACACTGTTATGGATTGTAACATTAACTTTGATAATCCTAAAGATGACTCAACGGTAATTCATAGATTGAATACTTGGCTTAAAGCCATTGGTAGAACTGATATTGAAGTTATACCAAAAGAATATCCTAAAGGAATAAAGTAATGGCAACAAAACCTTTCGATTTAAGTAAATTTCGTAAGACGTTAACAAAGAGTATTGATGGACTTGGCGTAGGATTTAATGATCCTACAGATTGGGTAAGCACAGGTAATTACGCTTTAAACTATTTGATTAGTGGCGACTTTCATAAAGGTATCCCATTGGGTAAGGTTACTGTGTTTGCTGGTGAAAGTGGTGCAGGTAAGAGTTATATTTGTTCAGGTAACATTATTAAACACGCACAGGAACAGGGTATATATGTTGTCTTAGTTGATAGTGAAAATGCTTTAGACCAGGCTTGGTTAAATGCGTTAGGTGTTGACACTGATGAAAACAAGCTTCTTAAGCTTAATATGGCAATGATCGATGATGTTGCTAAGACTATCAATGAATTTATGAAAGAATATAAGGCTATGCCGGAAGAGGCCAAGCCAAAGGTACTATTTGTCATTGATAGCTTGGGTATGTTGTTAACGCCAACAGATGTTAATCAATTTGAGGCAGGAGATTTAAAAGGTGATATGGGTCGTAAGCCTAAGGCACTAACAGCATTAGTTCGTAATTGTGTTAATATGTTCGGCAGTCATAACATCGGGTTAGTAGCTACTAATCATACATATGCTAGTCAAGATATGTTTGATCCGGACGATAAAATTTCAGGAGGGCAAGGGTTTATCTATGCAAGTAGTATTGTAGTAGCTATGCGTAAATTGAAATTAAAAGTCGACGAAGATGGTAATAAAACTTCACAAGTACACGGTATACGTGCCGCTTGTAAAGTTATGAAAACTAGATATGCAAAACCTTTTGAAACTATGGAAGTCGAGATTCCATATAAAACTGGAATGAATCCTTGTAGCGGTCTAGTAGATTTATTTGAAAAAGAAGGATTGTTAGTTCAACAAGGAAACAGGCTTAAATTTGTTGACAGCTCGGGTAAAGAACACTTATACTACAGAAAAGAATGGAAAGATGATAAATTACATATGATAATGGACGACTTCCATAACCACAAAAAACAAATTGTAGACCAACCCGAGGAGCTTGTAGAAAATGAATGAAAATCAAATTGCTGATATCTGGATGCTATTTAAAGAGTATGTTGATAAAAAGCTTATAGAAGCTGTAGCAGAAAGGTATGTAGATCTTTTAGCTGACTTAGGAATTCCTGACAAAGTAATGGAATCCGCTGCTGGTATTGATGACGACTTAGATACTGCTATAGAATATTATCTAGATCAAGGCAATGATGAAGAAGAAGATTACGAAGAAGATAACTGGGATTACGAAGACGACGAATGAATTGGTATTCAAAAATATCTAAGGACATAGGGCACATTCCAGATGCTGTAGCATATTACGAAACTGAATTACAGGCAGCACGAAGTGACAGCCGTATAACGGGTAATATCGAAAAAGCAGCTGCCAGTATGCCTGGTATTGTCGAGCATAGATTTGGACAGCTTCAAGAAATTGAAGCTATCCTTGAATACTTACATATTGAATTACGACGCTTAAAAAGTCGTTTTTTCCGCAAATATCTTGAAAACTACCAACGTGCTTTAAGTAGTCGAGACTGTGAAAAATTTGTAGAAGGAGAGGACGATGTCGTTGATTTTGAAAAAATTATTAACGAATTTGCTTTGATACGTAATAAATGGCTAGGGGTAACTAAAGCACTTGATCAAAAACAATGGATGCTAACTAATATAGTTAAACTTAGAGTAGCAGGTATGGAAGATGCTACTCTCTGATTTCCCACAAAGCTATATTAAATCTGTAGAGGCAGGAGCTGAATTTCATAAAACTTACAAAATTTGGGCCGGAAAAGCTACAATGAATTATAAAGATCTTTTAAAAGATCTTGTAAACAAGTATCAAATAAAAACTTTGTTAGATTTTGGATGTGGTAAAGGCCTCCAATATACTAAACACAAATTAGATAAATTCTTAAACGTTCAAGCAACAGCATATGATCCTTGCCTAAACGGATTAGAAAATTGGCCTAAAAGTCAATTCGATATGGTAATTTGTTTAGACTGCTTGCCTTATATCGATACTGGAGATTATGCGTGGTTATATAATCAACTAGACACTTGGGCATCCAAACTTGTTGTGCTTGGGGTACAATTAAACAATATTCCAAAATCGACTAATAAAAGTAGTATAACTTCTAATATACAAAAAATTACAGATTTACAAGACATAACTAAACCTATACCTCAACAATCACAATCTAAATTCGTTATTATCAATAACTTTAAGCTAGTTAACTAAATATCCTGGATGAAAAGGCAAAATTTTAATAGCTTAGAACTTAATGATTTGCATACAGAAAAAGTAGAACGAACCTGGGGATACTGGATCGTTTTAGAGGAAGGACCTGGTTATAAAGTTAAAAGATTAATTATTAACCCGGGACAATGTCTTTCTATGCAGAGGCATAATTTTAGAACAGAACATTGGTATATACTAAAAGGCCAATGCGAAATCGAAACGGAATATCAAGGCATACAAGACCGCGTAGTTAAACGCCAAAATGAAACTTATATAATCGGTAAAGAGGTTTGGCATCAAGGAAAAAATAGCTCTAGCGAGCCTTGCCACATATTAGAAGTTCAATTTGGAGAAGGCTGTGTCGAAGAGGATATCGAAAGAAAATGATCAAAATTTTTATCGGCTATGATCAACGAGAAATTGTAGCTTATCATGTTTGCAGTAATAGTATCATTAGACATTCATCACAGCCTATAGCTATAAGCCCGTTAGCATTAAATCTATTAAGAGACTACAAAGAACTGCACACAGATGGCAGTAATAATTTTATTTACAGTAGGTTTTTAGTTCCTTACCTAATGGATTACAATGGTTGGGCTATTTTCATAGACGGTGATATGATTTTACGAGATGATATTAATAATCTATGGAATTTAAGAGACGATAATTATGCTGTAAAAGTAGTTAAACATAACTATAAAACCCGAATGCCTATCAAATATTTAGGAGCTAAAAACGAGGATTACCCGTGTAAAAACTGGTCAAGCGTTATACTTTGGAATTGTAGCCATCCTAAAAATAAAATATTAACTCCTGAATTTGTTCAATCAGCTACTGGAGCACAACTCCATCGGTTTACTTGGTTAGATGAAAGCACAGACATAGGAAATTTGCCGATAGAATGGAATTGGCTTCCAGATGAGCTCGGCGAAAATCAAAATGCTAAACTATTACACTATACACTAGGTCTACCTAGTTTTTATGAATTTGCTAATACGCCAATGGCAGAGGAGTGGCATCGAGAGCGTATACTTACAAATTACTGCCAACAAAGGTTATAAAATGAGTGATGACGATAATCATATTTTAAATTTATTTGTTAGATCAACCAATGGTGCTATCACACGAGATATTGAATCCGATCTGCCTCTGGCTGTAAGAGGCATTGCAAAGAAAAAAAATATTAAATTAAGTGAAAAAAATGGTAGAGACTACTATTATGTCGATACCGGCTACTTTGGAAATTTTCCTAGCGTGGGCAATACTACAGGAAAAAAATTATATCATAGAATAGTTAAAAATAATCTTCAACATACTGAAACTCGAAAAGTATTACCGGATCGGTGGAACAAATTAGTAGGGCAAGACCCTAGATTAGAGTGGACAGGGTGGAAACACGGTGGTAAAAAAATATTGTTAATACTTCCTAACCCTAAAGCTTGTAATTTTTACGGCATAGATTGTCAAACCTGGATCGATAATACCACAGCCAGTATTAAAAAATACTCAAACTTTCCTATTGAAATACGAGAAAAAGGATCAAGAGTATATAGAAACTTTGAATATTCAATATATGATGCTTTTGATACTGGAGTTTATGCAACAGTCTGCTTTAATAGTATTGCCGCAGTAGAAAGTATCCTATACGGAATTCCAGCATTTGTTAGTGTTCCTTGCGCAGCTAGCCCGCTTGCTAATACTGATCTTGCTAATTTGCCAAATCCTTGGAGACCGTCTGGAGAACAGATACTTGAACAATGCCAAAATTTAGCATATGGTCAATTTACTGTAGACGAGATAGCCGACGGCACTGCTTGGAGAATACTAAATGAAACTTCTAATTAATGATAAAGAAGTTGTTGCATTTTTGGTTGATCTAATAACTAGCAAAGTTAAATTTTACGACTTTCCTGAACCCACTTGGCCCACAATAACAGAAAACGCAGAACGTCTCAAAATAGCCTACGATAAGAATAAACGGTGGAATAAAAATTTTAACAAAGAAGAAGAAATTGATAAAATTAAGAGAAAAGTCTTAAAATACCTAAATGCTGATATGAAAGAATATGAAATTCTTTCTATTGAAATAATACGACAAAGAAAAGAAAAACTATTTAAAAACATTCATAAACACATTGATTATATTTTTAATAGCTTAGGCGAAGAAACAATATTCAAGCTTTACAAAAAGTATAAAATTGAAAATTTTATTAAAACTGTAGGGTTTCAGATTGACAAAAAAGCAACTTTTGTAAGACGTTCTAAAATAATCGACTTTGAATCAGATTGTTTATTGCGTAATACTGTTAATAATGAACGAATATTAGTTGATAAGATTTCTCATAATTACCCTTTTTGGTTTATCGATAGTGGATACACTAATTTTCTCGAAACTAATAAAAAATGGCATCGATTAGTAAGAAACCATATACATAATTTTAAATATTTCGATGCACCGGTTGATCGATTAGGTGTGTTTAGTAAGTTCCCTGAACAATGGAGAACTAGTGGTCATATAATATTAATAATCGAGCCTGGCCCACTTAGTGCCGGCATTTTTAAAATTAATGTACCAGAATGGAAATATAATATTGAAAAAGAGTTACGAGAACACACTGATAAAAAAATTGTGTTCAGAGAAAAGTTTCCTAAAAAGGTAAGAAAATCCTTATATCGAGAACTTAAGAATGATGATTATTATTGTGTCATAAACATTAATAGTAATGCAGCTACTGAAGCATTATGGAATGGAATTCCTGTAATAACGTTGGACAAGCACGTTACTAATTTTGTCACAGCAGATAAAATTTCAGATATCAATAATTTAAGACGCCCAAATCTAGCTAATTGGTTGTGTATGCTAAGTTATAGTCAATTTACATTTGACGAGTTAATGAATGGAACAGCTTTAAAATTAGTTAAAAAATACCATGAGTAGATTAACTACAGTAGCTTATTATAGTGGTATTCCTGCTAACAATACAAATATCGAAAAGCCTTTAATACTAGATAATTTCTGTGAAGGCGTGTTACGATGTGGAGATTTAGCCATTAAGCAAACGTCTAATGAAATAATACCTTGTGATGTAGCATTGATACAAGGATATGTTCATGAGAATAGTAAAATGACTCCGCATTTACAGGTCAGACGAAAAGCAATAGATCTTCAAAAAATTAACAATAAAAGATCATTAATTGTTGATAGTAATTTATTCTTATATGCTGATCCTGGTAATTCTAATCGATATTTACGCTATAGTTTTGATGGGGTGTTCCCGACTACAGGGTTTTACTTTGATAAAGATGTAAATCCTGAACGCTGGCAGAAAATTAAGACTCGTCTTAACTTATCTTTAAAAGAATATAGAACTAAGGGTGAGCATATTTTAGTTTGCTTACAAAGAAATGGCGGCTGGAGTATGAAGGGCATTGATAGTGTAGATTGGCTTAAATCTATTATAACTCAAATTAAAAAATTTACAGATCGTCCAATTCTTATAAGAAATCATCCCGGTGACAAGGTAACAAGGCATACATTACGATTGAATATCCCTAATGTTCAAATTTCTAAGAATGAGTCATTAATTACTGATCTGTCTACAGCCTGGGCCACTGTGGTATACAATAGCAGCCCTTCGGTTGCCAGTCTAATTGAAGGAATTCCTACTTTTGTTACAGATCCTGTTCCACAAAACAGCCAAAGCTTTGAAGTAGCCAACGTAAACCTTGAAAATTTAGAAAATCCTAAATTATTTGACCGATCTCTGTGGATTGAAAAGCTATCTATGTCTCATTGGAACTTTGATGAGCTCAAATATGGAGAAGCTTGGGCGTTTTTTAGAAATTACATTAATTATTAAGCCAATAGCTCTCTGTTCTTTTTACTTTAAGGTCAATAGCTTGACTTTTTCCTAAAACTTTTCTTTCTCCTTTGAGATGATCCAAATATCGTCCCCATTCACTATTAATTAACGGGTGACCTTCGCCTTTACTATTAAACGAGGTTGGACGTAAGTCACCTAATTCTTCACTCCAGCTTAAAATTTTCAAATTAGGAAACTTTTTCCTTACTTCTTCAAACACGTAACTATCGTGCCACTCATCTAACCTAAAAATACCTTGCTCGGCATCATCATACATCCGTTGAAACTCTGTTAAGAAAGATTTAATTGCTAGGCTTGAAAGATTAAGGCTGTATAACCCGCATTCAGGATATTTTCCATCTCTCCCAAGGTAACACAGATCCATGTTTTCAGGAATTAAGCTGCATATCTGTTCTATAGTAATTGGACTATGACAAATCATATCGGCATCCATCCAAATTAAAATATCAGCACTCGAATTTACAGCAGAATGAAAAATGCTATAAACTTTATGACTAAATCTTACCGCATCCCACTTAAATTTTTTGTGTGCATCTTTTCTTCGACCTCGTATAGGGTCTTTACTAATATCTCCATTAGCTTTAGGAACATTTTGCCATTTATTTTTGAAATTTACTATGGCCTCACTTACTAAATGCAAATCATGCACTATTAAATTATCCGATTTCTCACTAATATTATAATTTTCAGTATATACAATAAGGTTGACCTCTTTAGGCCAGTTTTCTAAGAAGGTTCTTAAAAATTTTTGAGCATATTGCTCATAGCCTTTGGCATTAAAAGTGGTAACTACTGCGAATTTTGGCATTGAGGTCTCATTAAATAATATAGTATTATATATCTTATGAAAATTTCCCTTTTTACACAATATGGAGCTCTCAATAGCAGACCAGTATTTGAGGCTTTTGAGCAAGGAGCACAAAAGTTAGGTTATAAGGTTGTTCTTAATGATGTCGACGCAGATATTTTTGTAATTTGGTCAGTATTATGGGAAGGCCGAATGAAAAATAACCAACAAATTTGGAATTTAGCGAAAAAGAACAAAAAAGTAGTGATAGTTTTAGAAGTCGGTGGCTTAATAAGAGGAAAAACCTGGCGTATAGGATTGAACCACGTTAATAACTTAGCTTTGTTTTGTCACTCTGATGATTTTGATGAATTACGACCTAAGAAATTAGGAATTTTCTTGTGTCCTAGGCAAAATTCCGGAAAAAATGTTTTAATTTGTGGTCAACATAGTAAAAGTGAACAATGGAGTTATCGTTCGTCACCGGAAATTTGGATTTCAGACCTTGTAAAGGAAATAAAGACCTATTCTAACCGAAAAATTGTATTCAGACCCCACCCTCGTGACTATCATTGGGCTAGATCTTTGCTTAACCTGGACATTGATATTCATATACCTCAAAAAATTCCAGGAAGTTACGATGATTTTGACTTAAATCAAGATTTTAAAGATGCTTGGTGTGTGATAAGCCCATCAAGCAACCCTGGAATACAGGCTGCAATTGCCGGAATACCAGTTTTTACTGATTTAGACAGTCTTGCATACCCTGTATCTAATAAAAATTTATCTAAAATTGAACACCCTGAGTTACCTGATAGGGAAAAATGGCTAATTTCGGTCAGTCATACTGAATATCTTATAGAAGAAATAACAGAGGGTACCCCGATTAAACAATTACTAAAAAATCTTGACATTTAACTTAACCTTCGTTATAATAGCAAAATGAAAACTGTTGATAAAATACTATTAGACTTACATCAATCTCACTGGACCAATAGCTCGCAAAACTTTCCAGTAAATGACCGAAGAATTTTAACCAGCTTTTGCAACCAACTAAAATCTGGTAAATTTTTTACTGAAAATCAAGCTAAACTATTGATTAAAATTTTTAAAGAAAACCAAGACAGTCTTAAAAATTACTACAGCAGTGATCTTTCTTTTTTAGATTCTCCGAAATGGTCAGAGCCTTTTAGGGTTCTTGAGCAAGTGAGACGAATTTATACAAATCCTGGAAATTCTACCCATTTTTTTGTTGAATACACGTTCAACAAACGGATTAAAGAAGTGTTAACTCTTTTAATTCAAAAAGAAAAAGTGGAAGTTCTTACTTTGACAAATAGAACTATTGGATTTTTGTTAACAGAAACTAATATCTATCTTGTTATAACAGCTTTGAAGAACTTTCGGTTCGAGATAAGTGAAAATTTGGAGAAATTTTACCGTGAAATCATTCACATACAAAAAACACAAAAAAACCATCAACAGACTTTTCTTGATGAAAATGGAAAAATACAACGGCATCTTATAGAAGATATAGGAGACAATTACAGAGAAAACAAGCTACTATTATCTGATAGGCAATTACGCTATGGTTACCAATTTTTAACTGATTTTCACGAAAAAACGTTAAGCAACAGCATTGCTCTAAGAAAAAAACCTAGGGTATGGGTTGACAGTTCTGTTATTCAATTCAATATTCTTATTAATTCACTTATTGAGTTAAAGAGATTTCCTATAATGCTTGTTCTAGACGGACATAAAGTAGAAGAATGTGCTAAAATTTTACCAGAAATTTATCTTACCCTTAAACAACACCAAAAAACCTGTAGCGTGTATTTTAGATTAGATAATAAGACCGGGCAAATTTTTAATAAATTTATCTCTGATAATAAATTAAATTCTTGGCTTAATCTATCAACTGATACAGTGGTAATTGATAATAGTAAATTGCCTAAATTTTTCGATAAGTCAGGATGGTACCCTAAAAGTGTTATAAGCTTTACCAATAGTTTTACTAACAACAAAGGAACAGTGTGGTGCGATGGCGTAGACCTTCTTATATATTACACTGATAAAAAACCAATGATGGCAGATCATTATGAAATCTTGTAAACTTATAATAAAAGATGAAGTAAATCTTAAACTAGAAGGTTTACCTGTAGAAATTCGTCGTAAATTAAGTAATACATTTAAGTACGTAGACCCTACTGCTCGCTATCGTCCTGCTTATAAATTAGGAAGATGGGACGGATCAATTAGTTTGTTTGGATTAGGTGGTAATGGATACATTCATCAGCTGCCAAAGATATTAGAAGTTCTAGAAACCAACGGCGTCGAGGTAGACGAAGTTGTAGATAATAGAAATTTGCATAACTTTGTGTTTCCAAAAGTCGCAGAGAATTTTTGGGGGGATAAATGCTGGCCAAAAGGTCATCGATTTGAAGGTCAGCCCATCACTCTTCGAGAAGATCAAGTTGAAGTAGTAAATAAATTTTTAGAAAATCCTCAATGTTTACAAGAAATTGCAACAGGGTTTGGTAAAACAATTACCACAGCAACATTAAGCAAAATCTGTGAGCCTTATGGAAGAACTATAACAATTGTTCCAAACAAAAGCTTAGTCGAGCAAACAGAAGAGGATTTTATTAATTGCGGATTAGATGTAGGCGTATATTACGGTGATCGTAAAGAATTAGGTCGAACACATACAATTTGTACTTGGCAAAGTCTTAATATATTAGACAAGAAAAGTAAAGAACAAGTAGAAGAAATTATAACATTAGCAGAGTTCTTAGATGGTGTAACAGCAGTAATAGTAGATGAGGTTCATATGGCCAAAGCTACAGTATTAAAGAACTTACTAACTCAGAATTTATGTAATGCTCCAATTCGGTGGGGATTAACAGGAACTATTCCTAAAGAAGATTTTGAAAATCAAGCTATATTTGCAAGTATTGGACCAGTAGTACATAGAGTATCTGCTTATGAATTGCAGGAGGCTGGAGTGTTAAGTAATTGTCACGTTAATGTTGTGCAATTAATAGACCTACCTGAATTTAAAAGCTATGCCGAAGAATTGAAATATTTGGTCACAAATAAAGACAGGATGACATATATTTCTAATTTAGTACAATCAATAAGTGAGACTGGAAACACCTTAGTTCTAGTAAACAGAATAGATACTGGCAAATTAATTACAGAAAAAATCAAAGATAGTGTTTTTATTTCAGGTGAAGTAAAAACTAAGGATCGTAAAGAGGAATATGACGAAATTCAAACTGCTGATAACAAGATTATTGTGGCGACTTATGGTGTGGCCGCTGTGGGTATTAATATCCCTAGGATTTTTAATTTGGTTCTTTTGGAGCCCGGAAAAAGCTTTGTCCGCGTTATACAGAGCATTGGGAGAGGTATTAGACGAGCTGAAGATAAAGACTTCGTACAAATCTGGGACATCACAAGTACCTGTAAGTTTGCCCGCAGACATCTTACGCAACGAAAGAAATTTTACAAGGAAGCAAAGTATCCTTATACACAAGAAAAAACAGACTGGAACTAATTATGCAAATTTTGACCCTAGACAATAAAACATTTGATTTAAATAACCTTCCTGACGAGCTAGAAGATGACGTTAGGTTTGCTGTACTTGATAACAGCGATCCAACAAATCCTGATTTCTTTTTTATACCATTAATATTTCTAGAAAGCTTTAATAGCCCTGCTATGGTATTAAAAATAGGACCACACGAAGTTACTATGCCTATTGATTGGTGTATAGCAGTGGGTGATAGCACTAGTGCCTGCGATATAGAAATATTACCCTTAACAAGTTTAAACGATAGAGGGTTTGAAGCATTTTGCTTTAATCCTATTAATGGATTTAAGATTGAATTTCATAAAATTGAAATAGTAAATTTTTATAATGATGTAAAATGGTACTTCCCTAAAATGAAAAATAATCAACTCTTGGCAGTACCGACAAATAATAGTTCAAGCCCATTATGTGCCTATTTTGTAAAAGAAATTAGCAGACAAAGTGAAATGATTGATTTAAGTAAAGTTTTATGAAAATAGGAATTTTTGGAGATAGCTTTTCTGATCCTACTTACGTTAATAATGACTATAAGAGCTGGGTCTGTTTGTTAGAACAGCAACACTCTGTTACTAATTTTTCAAAAGTAGGTAGCAGCCTTTGGTGGTCCTACAATATCTTTAAAAAAGAACGATTAAATTTTGACCAAACAATATTTGTAATTACTTTTCCAGGCAGACTGTACATAGAATCTTTAGACTCCCATATTAATGCTAGGGCTGAGCATTGGCCAATAATCGATAAGATTAACTTAGGCGAAGTATATTACAAATATTTGTTTTCAACTGAAAGGGAGTTTGATTTTCATTATTTGATGACTAGGGATATCATTGGAAAATCAATAGTAATTCCTGCCTTTGAAGAAAGCATAGAAAAGTTAGACGGCCACTCACTTTGTTACATAGCTGATATAGAAGAGCTAGAATATTTTAGCAAAAAACCGAATGGAAGATTAGATCTTCGTAAATGCCATTTAACCAAAGAAAATAATCTCATGGTCTTTGAAAAAATCTTAAATAGCTTAAATAAATCATCTTCGATAATAACATTTAATAAATTAGATTTCGTCCAGCCAACGGACCACTGGAATAGATATTGGAAATAATTATGATAGCAGGCAAAGTATGGGGAAATACTGAACTCATTGAAGCTAACGGTGTCTTAGAGTTTCATCGCATTAATATTAAAGAAGGAGGTGTTTGTAGCAAACACAAACACAAACACAAATGGAATGGATTCTTTGTAGAACGAGGTAGTTTACTAATTAGAGTATGGAAGAACAACTATGACCTAATAGATGAAACTATATTAAGAGATGGTATGTACACTAAGGTAGCACCAGGTGAATATCATCAATTTGAAGCACTTAAGGATACAGTGGCCTATGAATTATATTGGGCACAGTTCGATCACGATGATATAGAAAGAGAAACTGTAGGTTTTACTAAATGATTTCAGACTCTTACAAAGAGCAGTTAGAGAATTTTCATAAATCTAAAAAGACTTTTTTGAATTCAAATAGCAAGTATATAGATATTAAAAAGTTTGTAGAGCAATATGATCCAAAATCAATTATAGACTTTGGATGTGCCCAGGGAAAACTAATAGAAGAACTTAAAAAAGATTTTCCTTTAATTGCAACTATCGATGGATATGACCCAGGGGTTAAAGAATTTCAAGAGTTGAAAGAATTAACCTACGAGTGTTTAGTTAGCAACGATGTTATAGAACATATTGAACCAGAATACTTAGAAAACACATTACGCCTTATTGACAATTTATTTTATAGATCAGCGTGGCTTATAATTGCTTGTTACCCAGCCAAAAAGAAACTCCCGGATGGACGCAATGCACATTTAATTATAGAACCTCCTTCATTCTGGGAGGAAGCTATTACTAAAACAATGATTAAATCAAAAATTGTTCAAAAAGAACAGATAGAATTACACGAAGGAAAACCGGAATTAAGATTAATTCTTGAAAAATAGGACCATAGATGGAAGAACAGAAAATTATTACTCTAGAAGAGTTTAAAGAAATATTAACAAATATGTCCGATGAAGGTGTCACAATGCGTGAAGATGGTGAATTTTCATTTGGGTTTAATTGGCTAGATTTTGTTAAAAAACGTATGACTACTGAAATTATCGGTATGCATAAAGATAATTTAAAAAACTTATATGATCAAATCAATATTAACTTAGAAGGTAAATCAGTTTTTGATATAGGGTGCGGCTCGGGGTTGTCATCTATAAGTTTTGCTTTATTAGGATGTAAACATATTGTAAGTATGGATATAGATAGCTATTCCGTACAAGCTACTAATTACACAAAGGATATGTTTTGGAAAGGCAATACAAGAACAACCTGGGAAATTAAGCAGCATTCTATTATGGAAGATTCTATTGTTCCAGAGCAATCTTTTGATATTGTATATTCTTGGGGAGTTCTACATCATACCGGAGATATGTGGAGAGCCATTAGGAACAGTGTAAAATTTGTCAAACCTGGTGGTCTTTTTCATGTTGCTCTATATAGATCTGGAGCAAAATTAACTAAATCGTTAGAAGAAAAATATAGATTTAAATTAGCGGATAAAGAAACTAAAATAAAAATGCTATATGATAGAGCAGGGCAAAAAATCTTTAATGTGAAAAAAGGCAGAGGTATGAATAAGTTTCACGATGCTTTAGATTGGTTGGGTGGTTTGCCTTATGAAGTATGTGACCCAGAAGTTTTGTTTGGATGGCTTAAATCACAATATAACTTTGATGTGCTCTTTTTTGCAGATCGAAATGCAGGCGGGAACTTTACAGCAATTTTACGCAGGTCATGAGAAAAATATTTTTAGATTGTGGAACACATTTAGGGCAAGGATTAGAAAAAATAACAAGAGCCCGACAAATAGATAATAGTTGGGAAGTTTATACCTGGGAAGCTAACCCTTATACCTATGAAAAATTTATAAGATCAAAAAAGTTTCCTAACCTTAGAATTGCCTCTTTTAATAAAGCCATTAATTCAGAAAATGGCAGCGTGGTATTAAACATAGAACACGCTACTACAAAACATTCATCCCAAGTCACAAATACTGGGCAAGGCACTACAATTTTAAATGATGAGAACTGGAGACCTAATGTCAGAAAACGTGGATCATTAAACGAGCAACTAACTGTAGAAAGTATTGACATTTCCGAATGGATTAGAAACAACTGTAACAAGAACGATTTTATTATATTAAAGCTAGACATAGAAGGTGCTGAATATAATGTATTAGAAAAGTTAATTGAAACTGGAATTATTTCGTACATTAATGAAATTTTTGTAGAATGGCACGGGCATTTTCTAAAAAATTCTGAGACGTTTCAAGCTAGAGAAAGCAATATAAAAGAT